GTTGGTGTTACAAGTGAAGCATCAAGAGCATATGATAAACTTTCAAGGTCTACTAAAGCTGGTAACGAAGATATTGATAGAAGAATTGCTTTATTAAAAGCACAAGGTGGTTCTGAAAAAGAGGTTGCTGAATTAAGTAAGCGAAAAGCCGAAAACGAATTAAATGTTTTAAGGGCAAAATTAAAATCTGAAAAGACATTAAACGAAGAAGATTTAAAGCAGTTCAAAGACCTTAAAAATCAAAAGGCAATTATTGATGCTGAAGAACAAGAACGACTTAATCAACTTGCTATAAAAAGACAAGAAGAAGCACGAAAGCGACAAGAAGAAGCAAATAAAAAAGAAGAAGAACGTAGAGCAGGAGAGATTGAAAGATTAAAAGGTTTAGAAGCTATTCGGGTTGGTATTACTAAAACTGCTGATGAAGATTTAACTAAATCGAAAGCATCTCAATTAGGTGCGCAAATGATTGCTGGAGAAGCTGCTAAATTAAAAGAACAAGATGACGCAGTTTCATTATTCAAATTCAATGAAGAAATTTCTCAATTAAGGAAGAAAAGAAAAGAAGAAGAATTAAATGCTTATTCAAAATTATCAAGCGACCTTTCTGATATTATGGGTAGAGAAACTGCAGCTGGAAAGGCAATGGCTATTGCAGGTGCTACGATTGATACTTATCAAGCAGCGAATAAAGCATTAGATGCCGACTATGGTATCTTTGGTCCTGTTGCACAAATAGCAAGATTTATTGCAGTTACTGCTACCATTGCACGAGGTATTAAAAACGTAAAAGCTATTGCATCGGTTAAAACACCGGGTGGAGGTGGTGGTGGTGCGCCATCAATACCAAGTGGTGGAGGTGGTGCAGGTGGAGGTGTATTACCAACACAAGCACCAATAGGTGCAGCAGTTCAATTAACAAATACTCAAACTATTGGAACAACTGATGTAAACGTGCAAAATCAAGGTGCAGTAAAAGCATTTGTAGTAGAACGAGATATTACCGATAGCCAAGATAGGGTATCAAAAATTAAGGCAGCAGCCACATTATAAACAAATTTATATTTAACAATATGGACTTACCTATTTATAAACTTATAATCAGTTCGGATTTGGAAGACGAAGCCGAAGTTGATTTCATAGCATTGGTTGATAGACCTGCTATACAACGCAATTTCCTTGCTTTTAAAGAACGTCAAAAGTTCGAGATTATAAGCGAAGACAAACATATTTTGAGTGGAGCATTAATGATTGCAGATATGCCTATCTACCGAAACAATGAGGAGTTCGGGGAACACTACGTTGTGTTTGATGCAGATACTATTCAACAAATTGCAGAAAAATTCTTTAAGAAGGGTTATCAATCAAACGTAAACGAAATGCACGATGCTTCTAAAGCTATTGAAGGTGTTACTATGTTTGAAAGCTGGATAGTAAATCGTGATATGGGCAAGATGCCAATCAATGGATTTGAAGATGCAAAAGACGGTTCTTGGTTTGGTAGTTACAAAGTAGATAACGAAGAAGTTTGGGCAAAGGTAAAGAGTGGAGAATTTCAAGGATTTAGTGTAGAAGGTATTTTTGGCTATGCTGATAGATTGACCAAAGAAGAATTAATGGTTCAACAAATCAAAAACATATTGGCACAAGCTGGTATTTAAGTTGCACAATACAATCAATTATATATTTATACTTATACTTAAAAAATTATGGAAGCAAAGAAAGCATTAGAACAAATCAAAAGTTTGTTGTTTTCTGAAAACGTGGCTGAAGTAGTTTCACAAGAAGAAGTTACTATTGAATTTGCTGAAGGCGTTTTAGCCGATGGCACTATCGTTAAGTTCGACAAACTCGAAGTTGGTGGTATGATTTCAGTAGTTACTCCCGATGGTGAAATTCCTGCACCTGTTGGAGAACACGAATTAGAAGATGGCACTATCGTTATAGTGTTAGAAGAAGGCATTATTGCCGAAGTTAAAATGGTAGAAGCAGACGGAAACGAAGTTGAGGTAGAAGTTGAAATGTCTAAAGAAGACGAAGATGCTAAACCTTCAACCGAAGAAGTTGTTGCCGAACCACAAGTTGACCGTTTCGCAGAAATTAGCGAAGCATTCAATTCTAAACTTGCTGAAGTTGAAACTAAAGTAGATATGTTAAATGACGTTACCAAGAAATTGGTAGAGTTTATGGATATGTTTGCTAAAGTAGAAACTGCTCAAGAAACCCAAGCACCTAAAAATGCTTTTTCGGCACAAAACAAAGTAAGTAAAGCCGATGCTTACAAGAAATTACAAAACATTTTTCAAACTCTTAAAAAATAATCAAGATGGCTTTAGATTTAACAGGTTTATCAAACTATGTAAAAGAGAACGAGCAACAACTTGCTACCGCTCTTGTATTCAAACCAAAAACTGCTACACTTATTGAAAGTGCTGGAAACGTTATGGTTGGCGTAAAATCGTCAGAAAAAATTAACATCATGGCTACCGATGCTGTATTCCAAGCAGGTGGTACTTGTGGATTTAACTCAAGTGGTACAACTGCGTTTACACAACGTGCAGTAACTCCGGGTAAAATCAAAGTAAACGAAGCAATTTGCCCTAAAGCATTTGAAGCTAAATATACTCAAAAAGCACTTCGTGCAGGTTCAACTTATGACTATATGCCATTTGCTGATGAATTTACTGCAAAGAAAATTGAAGTTATCGGTGCTGCTTTAGAAACTGCGTTGTGGAAGGGCGATACTGCAAGTGGTGATGCACAATTGGCTCGATTTGATGGCTTATTGAAGCTTATTGCCCCTGCCGGTGTTCCTGTTGCTGGAGTAATTGATGGCAATCCGGGTAACGTTGCTTCTTTGACTACTTCTACAATCATTGCAGCAGTTGATGAAGTTTACACTTTAATCCCTGCTTCTATCGTTGCAAACGGTGATGTAGTTATTTTTGCAGGTATGGATGCTTTCAGAATGTACACAGTTGCATTGAAAGAAGATAACTTGTTCCATTATGCTGCTGATGCAGTTGATTTTGAAATCACTATTCCGGGTACTAACGTACGCTTAATTGCAGTTAATGGTTTAAATGGTACTGACAAACTTATTGCTACTCGTTTATCTAACCTTTATTTAGGTGTAGATTTATTAAACGAAGAAGAAAGATTTGAGTTATTCTATGCGAAAGAAGCTGACGAAATGCGTTTCGTTTCTGAATTCAAAATGGGTGTGAACTATGCGTTCCCAACTGAAATCGTTTATTGGCAAGAAGGTGGAGTTGCCTAACAACTAATTAATTAAATTTTAACATAAAAAGGGTGGGTGTGAATTCGCCTACCCTTTTTTAATAACTCAAAAAAATATGGCTTGTGCTTTAACTCAAGGGTACACTTTAGATTGCAAAGACAGTTTAGGTGGCTTAAAATCAGTCCTATTTATCGAAAGCGAGAACGTATCAGTAGCAACCGAAGCAGCTGGTGTAGTAACTGACATTTCTTTAGCAGTAGGTAAATACTTCTACAAATACGAATTAGTAAAAGAAACTTCTCAATTTACTGAAACCGTAACTGCTTCAGTTCAAAACGGAACTATTTTTTATGCTCAAGAATTAACTATCGTTCTTAATAAGTTACAAGCAAACACTCGTAATGAGATTTTGTTACTTGCTAAAAACAACTTGGTTGCAATCGTTGAAGATAAAAATGGTAAGTATTGGTATTTAGGTCAAGATGGTGGCTTGGATATTAGTGGTGGTACTGCTGCAAGTGGTACTGCTGCCGGAGATAGAAATGGTTATGAATTAACTTTTAGTGGTCAAGAAAAAGAACTTGCACCGGAAGTTACTTCATCAATCATTGCCGGTTTGATTGACTAATCAAAACTGATTAAAAAGAAAAGGGTGGTTGCTTAATTGCTTCCACCCTTATTTGTTTATAGTCGTTCTAAAGGACTTTCGTAGTATGCTTCGTTTTGGTCGTGCATACACCCATCGTCAGCAGGTTCAGCAGGTTCAAAAAAGATTGCATCTACATCAATGTTTAAATTGAACTTATCATTGATTTTAATTGCAAGTGCTTTAGTACGTTCATAGGGCATATCAACTCTATCTTCATAATATGCTGACATTGCACCTAATAATCCTACTAATGCAGTTCTTAAAATTAGTGGGTCGTTTCCGTTATTTTTCATTGCTTGAGTTTTTTGAGGTTTTTACTTGGTTTACTTTTGCGTTTACATAATCACAAAGACCTGCAAATGCGATTAATCCGATAAACGGAATGGCTAAAAAGATTGCGATTTCTAAAGTCATAATTTTTTGTTTTAGTTGTTAATGATTTTCAAATTTACTAATACTTTTTTAATTACAAAACTTTTTTTCACTTTTTTTACATTTTTTTTAGCATTGATTATCAATAAGTTGCAACAAGTGTTCAACAAAATAAATTTTTGTTCAACAAATGCCAACAAAAGAAAAGAAAATAAAAGAAAAGAAATACAATATAGGGGTGTTTGTGTTTTGTGTTTTTTATATTTATTAATATGATACTTTTAAGAAAAGGATTTACTGAATATGTGGTCTTGCATTTTGACGAACCACAAATACAGGAAGGTTCAATTTATCTTTTAGAATTTACCAATGACATTACTAATGAGGTTGTTTCAATAGCGTTATTCAACCAATCTTATTATATTGAAAGATATTGTGCCTTTGGTATTGTTGTAAATACTAATTTTTTATATAAAGAAGAAGGATTTTGGAGTTACGAAGTTTTTGAAAGCAGAGTTTCTCCATTCGTTAAGAGATTATTGGGTTCGGGTAAAATGAAATTAGTTGGCGAAAGCGCTGACTATACTCAATACGATGGACAAGACGATGAATTTATAGTATATAATAACTAATGGGAAATACTTTAACAGGACAAATAGTAGCTGAAACCTACGAAGCATTATTAAAAGTAACTGATAACGGTATTATTACCGGTACAAAAAAACGTATTACCGATGGTTTTGGTAATGATACGCCTTTACTATTGTCATCTACCGATGTTCAAATTGATGGCAATTTATTATTAGCTGGTACTATATCACAATATGTTCGTGGAGATGGTTCATTTGCTACGTTTACTGATGTTGGTTTAACAAGTGTTGGATTAACTATCGGTTCAGCTGGTACTGATGTAGCTGTTAGTGGTTCTCCATTAACTGCAAATGGTTCAATTACTTTAAACCTACCAAGTGCTTCAGCAACAAATCGTGGTTTATTAACTGCTGCTGATTGGAGTATATTTAATTCAAAGCAAGGCTCTTTAACATTAACCACAACGGGTTCAAGTGGTGCATCAACTTTAATTGGTTCAACATTAAATGTTCCAAACTACACATTAGCTGGTTTAGGTGGTGTTCCATATACTGGTGCAACTGGTAATGTTGATTTGGGTACACATACGCTATCTGCATATAATTTAATTGTAAATCATACAAGTGGAAGTGGAAATGCCGTAAGCATTACAAAAGGAGGTAGTGGAGAAGCATTAACTATTACAAAAACAAGTGGAAGTGGAAATGCTGCAAGCATTTCGGGAGGAGTTACTTTAATAAGTGAATTGCATTTGACTACGGATTTGGCAGATGCTTACATTGCAAGTGCTTCAACTTGGAATGCAAAAGAAAATGCTTTAACATTTTCATCTCCTTTATCAAGAAGCACAAATACAATATCTATACCTGCTGCTACAACAAGTGTTAATGGTTATTTAACTTCAACCGATTGGACAACTTTTAATAATAAAGTTGGTGGTAGTGGAACTACAAATTACATTTCTAAATTTACAAGTAGTTCAGCTATTGGTAATAGTCAAATATTCGATAACGGAACAAGCGTAGGTATAGGTACTGCAAGTCCAAGTTCTAAATTAGAAGTTTATGTTAATGACAACTCATTAACTGGTGCAAAGGTTACTAATGTTAGTGGTGGTGTTGGTGCTGCTGCAATTACAAATTATTCTAATGGAATTTCAAGTCATTACTTTGGAACATTAGGAACTTCATACGCTGGATATGGAGTATTATTAGCAAATGAGGGATTTATTTATACTGCTGGTCAAAGTTTATCTTTAGCTGCCGATGGTGCTAATTCAATTAAATTTGGTACTGGAACAGGAACTCCCGAACGTATGCGTATCACTTCTGCTGGTAACGTAGGTATAGGAACTACAAGTCCAAGTAGATTATTATCAGTTAATGGTCAAGCATTTATATCAGCTGATATTTTTCAAGGTTCAAATTCTGGTATATTTTTTAGTGGAGATGGAAGTTATGCATCGGGTATATATGGTAGAAATAGTGGGTTAGACCTTGCATTACAAACGAATAGTAATGAACGTATGCGTATCACCTCTACTGGTAACGTAGGTATAGGAACTAATAGTCCTGCATATCAATTACAACTTTCAACTGATAGTGCGGCAAAACCAACAAGTGCATTATGGACTATTGCATCAGATTTAAGAATAAAAGAAAACATAACACCTTATTCTAAAGGATTAAAAGAATTAATGCTAATTAATCCAATAAATTACGATTACAACGGACTTGGAGGATTTAAAAAAGGTAAAGGTGGCGTAGGAATTATAGCACAAGAAATCCTTAATATATTACCCGATAGCGTAAGTTCTGTAAAAGGAAAGTTGAATGAAGGCGATAAAGAGGAAACTGATATTTTAAACTTTAATGGTCATGAATTAACCTATGTATTAATAAATGCAATTAAAGAATTAAAAGCAGAATTAGACGAATTAAAAAATAATAAATAGATATGGAATATAATTGGATTGTAAGCGCTATGGAAGTTAAACTTTCAGAAGGCGAAATGAAAGATGTAGTAACAATGGTACATTGGACAAGAAATGCAATAGACGGTGAATTTAGTGTAGATACTTATGGTACTTGTTCAGTAGGAAACCCTACACCGGAAGAATTTGTTAGCTACGAAGATTTAACTAAAGAAGAAGTTGAAAGCTGGTTAGAAGCAAGTTTAGATGTAGCAGAAATTGATGCTAATTTATTATCTCAAGTTGAGTTAAAGAAGAATTGTTTGAAAAAGGAATAAATGTAACGTGCCAACTATACGATGAACAAAATTGTATTTGTTTGGAAGAAATTATATTTATAGATAAGAACAAGTTAGATAAGTGGTGCAATGATGACAATTACCTTGTTCAAGAATTGCTGATAAGATTGGGTTTACAAGAATATAGCAACAAAAAACAAGGCAATAAAGACATAAGTAAATGAACGATTTAATAACAATTAACTTTAGCGAATATTCCCAACCTAAATTTGTTGAGAAAAAGAACCAAGAGTGGGTTTCGTATGGTGCTGATAATAGATACCCTGCGCATTTGCTTTCGCTTTTAAATACTTCTGCAAAGCATAACGCTATTGTAAACGGTAAAGCTAACTTTATAGCTGGAAAAGGTATTGTATTTGAAGACGATACTAAACAATATTTAGTAGACGAAAGCATTAACCGTAATGGCGAAACCATTAACGACATTTTAGACAAGGTTGCTTTAGATATTGAAACTTTTGGTGGTTGTTATTTAGAAGTTATTTACAATCCTTTCGGTAGTGCCACATCACTTTACCATATTGATTACAACAAAGTACGTTCAAATGCTGATAATAGTTTCTTTTATATATCTGAACAATGGGATAGCAAACAAAAACCCGATGATATTGAAGGAATTGCAGCATTTGACGAGAATAACAAGAATGGAAAGCAAATAATCTATATAAAAGAATATAGACCCGGTGTAGATACTTACACATTGCCTACATATCAAGGTGCGATGAACTACATTGAACTTGATGTTGCAGTTAGTGAGTTCCATTTGAACGCTATTCACAATGGCATGATGCCATCTAAATTGATTTCATTCAATAATGGTACGCCAACTGAAGAAGAACAACGCACTATTGAACGCAGAATGCGAGATAAGTTCGCAGGAGAAGCGAATGCTGGAAAGTTTATTATCAACTTCAATAACGACCCTGCAAAAGCACCAACTGTTTTAGACCTTTCTGCGTCTGATTTGGACAAGCAATTTGATTTGCTAAATAAGACCATACAACAAGAGATATTTTCGGGGCATCGTATTACATCAGCTTCACTATTTGGCATCGCCACAGAAGGTGCTTTGGGTGCGAGAAACGAAATGCGTACTGCTTATGAGATATTCCAAAATACTTATGTAAACGGTAAGCAACAATTTATCGAAAGATGGTTTGCTTATATTTTACCTTTATTCGGTATTAACGATGAGTTTCACATTCAACCAACCGAACCTTTAGGATTTGAATTTAGCGAAGCAATCATTGCAGCTAACATGACCCAAGACGAAATTCGTGAGAAACTTGGTTTACCAATGATTGTTCAAAAACTTGAAACATCACAACAAGATGTTATCAATGGTATTAATTCGCTTTCTCCATTAGTTGCAAACAAGGTTCTTGAGAGTATGACTGCAAATGAAATTCGTGCTTTGATTGGATTAACTCCAAAAGCAGAAGGTCAAGACATCGGAACTCCAACAACTGCACAAAGTTTTAGCGCACAAGACGATGATTTTGCTATTGAAGTATTTAGTGAATTTGGAACTGCTAAAAGTGAATTTCAAGTTTTAAAATCACGCAGAGTTCAGTTTGATGACAATTTTGAACCAATGCAACACCAAGATTTTGCCGATGTAGATATTTTAATTACTGAAGTGCAAAGTGGTATTTTAGATTTAATTGAAAAGAATGCTTTAGTAAGTGCAAACGAAATAGCAAATGCTTTAAAGGTAGATGCACAAATGGTTTCGGGTGCGATTGCAAGTTTAGAAAGCAATGGCTTATTGGTATCTTCAGAAATTAACAAGAACGGTGCAACGATTATTTCAAGAGAATTAACCGAAGCTGGTAAAGTTCAAAAAAAAGCAAGAAAGCCATTAGCCGAAATTAGCATTCGTTATTCATACGAAGTTAGTCCCGGTTTAGGCGAAGCGATTATTGATACAACAAGAGATTTTTGCAGACGATTAATTCAATTAGATAAGATTTATTCTCGTAGAGAAATAGAACAAATTAGCCAAAGATTAGGATATTCAGTTTGGCAACGTAGAGGTGGGTTTTATCATAACCCAAGAACAGGTGTAACGACACCATATTGCAGACATCGTTGGGTTGAACAAGTAGTAATTAAATAAAATGAGTGCAAATATATTATTCATTTCAGAGCAGACGCTAAAGGATAGAAGCCTTTTGCAAGATAACGTAGACCCAAAGTTAATTAAGCCTACGATTAAACAAGCGCAAGATATGTTCATTGAACCAATCTTGGGAACAGGCTTGTATTTAGAACTGCAAAGTCAAGTTGCCAATGATGATGTTAGCGAATTAAACGCAGCACTTTTAGACAATTACATTACCGATTGCTTATGCTGGTATGTAGCTTCTGAAATGGTTATGTCTTTAGGTTTTAAATTAACCAATAAGAACGTATTAAAAAAGACAAGCGAGAATAGCGATGTTCCAAGTGTTTCGGAATTATTTGATGTCTTGGAATATTACAAAAATAAAGGCGAATGGTATGCGCAACGCATTACAAACTATCTAATTGAAAATGATGTTGATTACCCATTGTATGATAATCCGGGTAATGGCGCAGATGTAATCCATCCAAATGCAACAAGCTATTCAAATGGTTTTTATTTAGGTGGTACTGCAAGAGGTTGTGGAAGTTTTGAAGATAGGTATCAAAGTGAAGGTGGTGCTTGTGGCATAGATTTCAGATTTTAATGGCTAAAAATTATTCAGTAAGAAACGTAAGTAAGCTAAAAGTTTACTTGCAACAAGTGAAGACAAATGACAATAACGCAGGTAAGAACAATACTAAATGATTTAGCCGATGCGCACTACCAAATAAATGATTTTGGTTGGGGCGATGTTTGGGAAATAGGCGAAAGTGAAAGCATCACTTATCCATTGATGTATTGCACAATGCAAAATTCAAACATTAGTGGTAAGGTATTTAATTTCAATATATCAATTATATTCGCTGATTTAGTTTATGGCGATGGCGCAAATACCGATGAAGTTATTACCGACCAAATGTTAATTTGTCAAGATATTATTGCACAGTTACAAAGCGATAAGTGGGATTTTGTTTTAGGTCAAAACGTTTCAATCACATTCTTTACCGAAAGATTATCTGATTTAGTTGCAGGGGTACAAGCACAAATAACTTTAGCTTTACCATATGTTGCTGATAGATGCGCAGTACCAAGTAGTTTCCCTTTACCCGACGGAATTGAGTAATGACACAGAAGGAGATGCATACATTAGACAAATTATTTGCCGAAGTGCGTGAATTATCGCATAAGGTACAAAATATAGAAGATGCCATTTTAGGAAGCGATTATATTGGTGAGGGCATCAAAGAAAAGACCGATAAGAATACAAAAGATATTGAAAGTATTAACCAAAAGTTTAAGCATTTTTACTTCTTTTTAGTTGGTGCTGGAATTGCAGGTGGATACACCATCGTTGATTTGGTAAAAAAGGTTTTCTTGTAAACTTTCAACATTTAAACAAAGCATTTCTTTTTTAATATACTTTTGTTTAAATAATTAAACAAAAATGGCTATACAAGCAAAGGGTAGATTGTTTTT